CGGTGCGTGCTGCGCCATAGCTGCCCTTGGCTGCCGCCTGAGTCGTAATGGAAAGCGCCGCCGTGCCTTTGTTGCTGACGCTACCAGTGCCGACGACGTGGTCGGTGTCGAAGAAGTACTGGCCGTCGTAGCACAGGTTGCCAAAACCGCCGTTCACCAACTCGAATACGATTTCATCCGGCAACTGCTTTGCTGAGAAGCCTGCCATTTGCGCCTGGGGCGCATAAATGCCCAACTGATCGTCTTCGATATGGTTGCGGTCAACTTCGACAGTCGCTTCAAAATCTTCGTTTTCTACGGTGTAGCTGAACGCCTTGAGGCTCTTAACGTGCTTTTCGCCAACCCAACGGCGCATTTTTGGAAACGCCGACAGCCACGCATACATGTTGGCGCCAGTGGTGCTTGGCACCTTCATGGCGATCTTTTCCCAGGCGCTGGGTGCGGTCGCAAAGGCGTTGTTGAAAAGGGTTTTCAGGGCATCAAATGCTGCCTGGATCGAGGACTTGTTAACTAACATGCGCAATGCGCTCCTATATATAGAGGGAGTTACTCAACCCACACGCCGTTGGTATCAATACCGACGATGCGTCCAGCAGTGGATCGGGTGCCGCCTGCATCAGCAGCCGCTACGGTTTCGTCATCGACGATGTAAGCGGGCTTGAACAGGTACGCCTGGGTGATGGTGCCGTCATTGGTCCAGAGGAATGCCTTGCCATGGCGGATCTCGACCTGAGCAGCACCAGCTGCGCCGCCACGGTTGTCGACTGACTCTTCGGCACGGCCGAGGTAGGACAGGCCCAGGGCGGTTGAACCAGGTGCAGCAAAACCAGTGGCGTTAGCGACTACCAGAGAGCCCGCGAAGATGCGGACGTTGGCGGCAACGGGAACCACCAGAACCTCGGTGGCCTTCATGGGCGTATTGCGATCTTGAGTCAGCGGCACGGGTTAAACCTCGCTTTGCTTGGTTTTGGCAAACTCGACCGGGTCAACCCCAAACTGCACGCACATGGCTTGCTCTTCGGAGTTGAGGGCGGTTGAAGTGTCTTTGTGTTTGCGGTCGCCCAAGCCGGTTGGGTTCGCAACGATGGGCGCGGCATCGACAAAAGCCTTGAAGCGCGTGAGACCGGCTTCGTCCTGGCACATGGCACGGTGGTAATCCACGGTCGCCGGGGTGATCTTCCCGGCCTGGGTGGCCTGAGTGATGACCGCATCCACAGCCTTGGTGTGTTCTGCCGTTTTAAGAGCGGTGAGGGCTTGCTCCGAATTCAACGCACGGGATTCCATCGCGTTGTAGTCGGCGCGAGGCACGAACCGCTCCAGGTTGCCCGACTCGGTATTGAGTGCCTGGTTAGTGGCGTTGAGTTTGGTGGTGGTGGCGGCAAAGACCTGCTCTGCGGTCGCCGTTTCAGGCAAACCGAGCAGCTTTAAAAGCTCTGGTGAGGGTTTCACAGGGACGTTCTCCATTTGCTCTTGGTTGAGTGCTGTCATTACAAGATTGGGGATGTTGGTAAGGGCTGCGCTGACCATGCGCACGATGCGTTTGGATCCATCGTCGTAATCAAAAACGGGGGAAAGGAAGCGGTACTCTTTGCTTTCAACCTGGAGTTCGCCGCGTGGCGTCCAGTCGACCTGACCCCACAACGCGCCGTCGCGGATTTCCAACTGTTTAATCCAGGCACCTGCGGGAGCTTCTTCACCGTGAGGGGCGCGGCGCTGGGTGGCATGCTCCCAGTCGATAGGCAAATCGATTGCCCGGCTGGAGAAGTTGGTCTGTACAAACTGATGGGCCGCATCGTCGAACAGCCAGGAGCGGCCGTCACGGCCGACCACATTGGGACCGGCGGGAATGAGTTCTACCCACTCGGGGGCCTTCCCTTCGGAAAGCTCGACAGAGCTGTAGATTTCAGAGTTAACGGCGAGTTGAGTTTTCATGCCGCCAGTGTGGATAGACTGGCGGATGAGTGAGTATCAGCGGGGTTTAAGGTTTTAGAATTCGTCGACTATCGGAATGATGGGAAAGACTTTTTTGAGTTGACCTTCTAATTCCTGGGAGAACTCTTCGACAAGCCTTGCCAGTCGACGCACATCGCCAATGGTAATCAAAACGGGATAACCGTCTTTGTCGCGTCCGCCACGATGGACAATATCGTGGCGTATGATTATTTCCGGAATGAATTTTTCGATCTCTGGGAAATTGATACCCAAGGTCATTTCTAGTAGAGGCTTTACTTTATCTAAGCGATGCCAGATGAATGTCTGAAGGTAGTCAGCTACTTTTCTCTCCAGGTCGTCCATAACGGTAAAAACGTCGGAAAGCTGGAATTTTTGTCCTGTAAAATCCTTATTGCTTTTTACGAATGACCGTAAGACCTTTTTATCCCGAGTGACCCAATAGGAAGTGGTATCCCAGAGATACGCCTCCAAAGCTGTTATTGCGGCACTATGTAATAAATGAGTGACGAAGCTTGGAAGAATCGACTGAGCTTCTATTGTTTCCTCGATCTGTTCAAGCCGTTCGTTGAGCATCCTCAAAGGATCTTCTCGTTCCTCAGGGCGTAACGAATATAAATCTTCGTAATTCCAACCCTCGTCTTCGGGATAAATTGGCGCCCACTCATCGCCACCTTCAGCTCCATGCAATTCTGCGATGAGTTCTTCCATAACCTCAAACTCCACCGTCTTATCGAAGCGCTCCTGGATCACATCGTTAGGATCATAAGGGCCCCCGTGTACAAACAGGTATCCCCCCTCTCTCCCGTCGTAAGGGGTGTCGTGAGCTGGGTCTTGGTAGCGCGCGTAAAACCAGCACCGCATTGCTTCGATTTGCAATTCTCTAGGTGCGGTCTCTAGCCAAGTATTGTCCGGATCAAATTGCTGAGCGGATAGGTCGCCCGATTCAGGAGGAAGCTCTGGCCGATCATCATAGTCCCACTCACTCATCGCTATTTCCCTACGGCGGCTTTGATTGTGTCTGACCATATGTGTTTCGTCTGGCACATTTCAAGCTCCGTCTTAGCCAGTCCACCCACCTATTACCAGACCTGTACGTTCTGTAAGCCCACAGAGCTAATCTAACGCACGTCTAACGGTGCTAACGCCATGCAGTGGCGATATGCGTACCGAGAGCATCGATACGCACCGCTGACGTGATTCTACGCAATCAGCCAGCGACCGGCTCCGAAAGATAGTCTTGGATGATTGCCAGCACCTCGATATCGTCCTCTGATGACATGCCCAGGTAGGGCCTTGCCTCGATCTCGGCGCCGTGCGCGCCACGAGTCACCCATTGGGCAAAGTTGGATTTGCTCTTCTTCACAAAACGATTCCCCACCGATCCATCTTTACCTTGCCGGAAGTAGACCTGCTGTGATCTGGCTGCATGCTGGACCTTTCCGCCGAACTGGTGGATGGCGCCGTACACGCGGTCTGTACCGAACGACAGTTCATTGCTGCTGACGGTGTGGCGCATGGTGTCTTGGAGCGTGCCCTTTTCGCGCAGGATGCGGCCACCTTTTTTACGGGCCAGGGTTGACGGTGCGAGTGGGGCCCAGGGAGAGCCGTCCGGGGCGACCTGTTGCCGAAAGCGGTTATCCGTGGCCTGGTGAAGATACTCCGCAATGTCATTCAGCGGCGTTGTGAGGTCACCCAGCCGCTCGGTCAGATCATCCAGGGCTTTGCCTACTGGACTTGTATCAATGGAGACCTCAAGCATTGAACCTGCCATGTGATGCTCCTTATTCCGTGCGCCGGTAAAGCAGTACGCCCAAGCGCAATGCCTCTAGGTACTGCTCACTGTCATCCACGAAGCCGGTGACGCCGGTCCAGCCGTCAGCGCCCTGGTCGAATACAGCAACGGCTGGCTCGGACTGACCCTTTACCTGGACGTGTGCCAAGTAGCGACGGCGCAGCACCGCCTTGCCCTGATCTTGCTGCCACTCCAGGCGTGCCCAAATTTCATCGGGCGCCTTAATAGCTTCAGCCAACAGCGGAAGTTCGCGTGCGTTGACCTGCTGCGCCAATGTTATTGCGCCGGTTTTGGCATCGCTGAACATCTCCCGCCCGATGACCAGGGCATCACCGGTCACATCACGGAACAGTGCCGGAGCTGCATCCGTGGCACCGAACTCGCCCAGGAACTGAGTCACAGCTTGAGAGGCAGGCACTTTGGCCGGGAGCAAACGCTTTGCTGGGATTTGTCGAGGTTGCGGCAAGGGACCGGTCGGCTGACGGTTGGGCAAACCCAATGCAGGTGTCGGAGCTGCTGATGGTGCAGGTATCAGATCGTGGGTGCGCATCTGGGGCACGGAGTTCGTCAGGCGTGATTGACCAGGTGCATATTCAAAGCCTGGATCAATGCCCTTGGGCACTCGCACTGTACGTGGTCCTTCAGGACTGTTCTTGCCGATGATCCGATCTTCCCACTCAATGGCGGGTGCCGAGCCAATCGTCAGGCCCTGGCGCTCTACGTCCCTTGCCGAAAGCATGAATTTCTTACACTTGCAGCCCCAACCATTTTGCGGGGTATGGGTCGCCCACCATGGGTCATCGAGCGGCAAGGTGATGCCGTTCCACGATAAGTGCATAGGCCGAGGGTGGGCGCTGTCGCCATGGCGATAGATTGCATAGGGTCTGCGTTTGCGCAGCTCTGGGTCTGCCATCTGCGCTTCGCGCCCGGAGTTATAGGACTGCCGTAGGTTTGTTTCCCAAATGACATTGGTACGCCATCCGCGCTCGCCCTGGTACTGCCAGCCATGTTTGCCGACGACCTGGTCAAAGTCTTTGCGGAACTGTTCCAGAGTGGTGCCGCTGGCGATGGACTTTTCTACGGCGCTCCGTAAGTCGACCAGTAGATCCCGCTTTACGGCGCCAGCTACAACAAACGCGTAGTCGTGTTCGGCCGTGTAAACATCCGTCCAGGAGCGAGTCGGCACATCAACTTTGCCACGGAAATAGTCGATCTGCTCTTTGAAAGGGAGTGATCCATGAGAGACAGCCATTTCTAGTCCTTGTATCGTATGGTGAGGTTAAGAAAACCAATGCTGTTCAATCAATGGAGCTGAAAAATGAACCAACAAGATGCAGCAAACGTCATTGAGGTTGTAAAAGAGCCAATAGCCGACATCACTATGGCTATAGTGCTTTTAATCCAAACACTCAAGCAGCAACCAAACTTCGATGTGTCATTGTTCAACTCACAACTGGAAAAGATTCTTACCGTTATCGGTGATCGGCCAATATGTGCAGAGCTGCTTAGGCAGTGCATCGACATTGAGGAAGCTTAAAGTCCCCGCAAAATATCGTCGCGGCCGGCCAGACTTGCAGCCGTCAGGCCGTCGGCGATAGC